TCAGTGTACCACTTTGTACATTGTTATTATTATAAGTCACCGTACCGCTGTTTACGTTGTTATTGTTATTGGTGTAGGTCACACTACCACTTTGTATATTGTTGTTGGTGTTGGTATTAGTGCTGGTGCTTGTTGTAGTATTTTGATTAATGTTAGTGGCTGTTCCACTCTGTACATTGTTGTTGGTGTAGGTCACTGACCCGCTCATTACATTATTATTAGTCACCGTACCACTCTGTATATTGTTATTAGTATTGGTTGTGGTACTAGTGCTGGTGCTGGTATTATTGTTATTATTGGTATTGGTGCTGGTAGTAGTACTGTTTACAGTGTTTACACTGTTGCTGGTACTGTTAGTATCAACCAAACTGGAACTGGTATATCCACCTTGGTTAATCAATGTCTGTGCTTGTAGCCCAGTAAATGCCGCTCCGATTAGAACTGCTAGCAGGGTTTTTTTCATAGATTCGCTCCCCCTTAACATATATTTAAAAGTTTAGGCATAAACGAAATACTAGCAGTTATGATAAATAATCGCCCACAAAACTTAAATAATTTACTTGTTGTTTTACGATAAATAATATAGTAAATTTGGGCCCATTATGAAAGATATTTTAGACGTTATACGCAACGTAGACTCCATCTATAACAACAATAGTAGTCTTGCTGTACTAAAAGACTTTGAACGTGTATTGGATGAAATGGATATCTATGTATATAAAAATTGGTTAGATGGTGAATTACTCAGTGGTCCTAAAATAAGTAGGCATTGGGTCAGTGCTGAATTTATGTGGCCTAAAGAAAAGATGCCAGACCCAGATGGTGCTAAACGTCTTATGGAAATTGGCTGTAGAGTGAAGTTTACTAGAGATGAACTAATTGAGCCACGTAAGATACGCACACCAGATGACTTTAGACCAGGTACTAAAAAGGGAAAATTGGATGCACATCCTGTTTGGGTTGTTAAAATTCTAATGCCTAAAAAATTAGTATTTGATATTTTTAACAGTTATATGGATCGTATTAGAGAAGAACGCAAAGGCGACGATAAAGAAAAACAGCAGCCTACTCCAATGGCACCACCAGCTCAACCAGGTATGGCGCCACCAGCTCAACCAGGTATGGCACCAGCAGCACCAATGGGGGCAGCACCAATGGGGGCAGCACCAGCAGCAGGAGCACCAATGTAATGGACTTAAACGAAACATTACTAGCAGGTGACCTTAAACTATTGGTCAGCAGTGTGGTTGAGATAGACAGCTATAAGAGTAAGATTGGCGACGATGAAAAAATGGTCGTACTCAGTTTTAATGTAGACGATAAAGAACCTGCCGATGATCTAGCACGATTTTTGGAATTAGGTTTTGATTGGGTAGTTGATGCTGATGCCACAGATGGCCCTATTGATACTGGCAAATATAAGGTATTTGTAGAACTAGAGCGCAATAAACACATACCAGAACGCCTAATAGAAATATTAGAAGCTGTTAAAAAATTAACTAACATAGAAAATTTTAGGTTTAGGTATTATAAAAGTTTTAGAACACAACCAGCAGATGAACAACATATTAGAAATACTGTGCCATTAGATAAGGATGCTTACTCAATAAGTATTAAAGAAAATAGGCTTAATAACTTTAGCAATTTTTTTAGTCGTAGTTATGTGGACAACATAGAAGTTTTAGAAGATGATATAACATTTCATAAAATGTTTGCTGAAAGTTTAAGTATGCGTATCAAGGATTTTGGTCCTATTAAAGAAGTATATGAACGTTTAGGTGGACGCATTGACATTGGTACTAGAGCTATCAGTGAAAGTATTTTTTATACAAAATATTTAGGCAATTATAATATAACCAAGGTCAACGATGTGTATGTTTTTGAAAATGACGATCGTGCCCTTGTACTGGAGAGAGCGAGATGAGTTTTACTTTTGATTTTAACAAAGAACAATTGAAGCAAATGATACCAGGTAATCCATATATCGATTATTGGTTCAATGCCCTACATACTATACTACCTGAATATCAAATCAATACACCACAACGTGTAGCAGCCTTTATTGCTCAGTGTGCTCATGAAAGTGGTGGCTTTAAATTTTTAAAAGAAAACTTAAACTATAGAGCAGCAAGCCTACGCAAGGTATTTCCAAAATATTTTCCAGATGACGCCACTGCTGCTGCCTATGCTAACAAGCCAGAACGGATTGCTAATCGTGTATATGCCAATCGTATGGGCAATGGTCCAGAAGAATCAGGTGATGGCTATAGGTATTGTGGTAGGGGACTTATACAACTTACAGGAAAAAATAACTATATTTTCTTTGCTGGTAGTTTAGACATTCCTGTAGAAGAGGCTAGCGAATATTTAGAAACATTTGAAGGTGCTGTACAGAGTGGCTGCTTCTTTTGGGAGATGAATAATCTTAATACTTGGGCTGACCAAGGTGATATATTGACATTGACTAAAAAGATTAATGGTGGTACTATTGGTTTGGCAGATCGTGAAAAGCATTATAAACACGCTTTACACGTATTTGGAGTAGCATAATGTTGATGTGGCTAGTAGAACACTGGCTACTTAATTTACCCGGTGAATTTTGGATCGCACTGGCTGGTGTAGGATTCCTAGCATTTTTCTTTGCTGGCATATTCAGTCATATCCCTCCATTACGTCCTTATATGATGTTTGTCAAGCCTGTGGGTGGCTTGATCATATTAGCCAGTGTTTTTATGTATGGTGGTACTGAAATTAATAACATATGGGAAGAACGTGTTAAACAGGCACAGGAACAGGTTGCTGCCAAAGAACGTGAAGCAGAAGAACTAAACAAAAAATTAGAAGAAGAACGCAAAAAGAAACAACAGGTTAGAGTAGAATATAGAACAAAAATTAGAACAGAAATACAAACTCGTAAAGAATATATTGACAAAGAATGTAAGTTTGACAGCGAAGTAAACAAACTACACAACCGAGCAGCCAAAAATGTAGTGGATAAAAAGCCTGTGGAGAAGGTCAATTGAAAAAAATTTTACTATTAAGTTTATTTTTAGCCTCCTGTACTACAACACAACCTGTGCCAATTAAACAAACTTGGCCCAATGTGGACAAAGATAACTTAATAGCCTGTCCTAATCTAAAGGAAATAGCAGAAACAAATACCAGTCTAACTGACCTGCTCTTGGTCGTACAGGATAATTATGGGGAATATTATACCTGTAAAGATCGTGTAGATGCTTGGATCAAATGGTATAATGAACAAAAAAAGAACTTTGAGAAATAATTATGTTTCAATGGATATTAAATTTATTTTTAAGCCCTGAGCGTAAGGCCAAGTATGCTATAGCCGAGTTCAATCGTATTAGAAGGGAACTGGGTCGAGCACAGGCTAGAGCATTGGCTTGTATAGAACGGGCCTACGAACGGGACATTAAACGGGCCGAAAAATCAGCAGATAAGGATATGGATTTACTGGCTGCTCAACACAAGTATAACGACCTAAAGGATAGTGTTGAAATAAAGTAAATACATAAATATGGAGCGAATAATGGCAGAAGATAAAAAATTATTCAGATGGTTAGGTTTGTTATTGATTTTACCAGTTGGTCTAGCAGTATTTGGAGGAGATAGGTTTAGATATCCCTGTCAAGATCCGCAAAACTGGGATAAAGAAATGTGTCAACTGCCACAATGCGATGTAACAAGAACTTGTCCGGAACACGTATTTAAGGGTCAAATTGATCCACGAACATTAGGAAAAGGTAAAGATGGCGGTCAAATCCCTAATCTCGGCCCTCAAGCACCGGCTATTGGGCCCAGCCAACAAGGAGTTAATTGTGGAAAGTAAAGAACCACTAATTTATACAGAAGAACAATTAATGGCCAGACTCAAATTCTTTATTGGAATTTGCTTGAGTCTGACCCTAACAGGTATTGTGTTTGTAGTATTATATTCATTAATATTTGTAACACAACCACTGAACGCTATTAGCCCAATGGATCAAAAGTTTTTTGAACTTATTGTACCTATAGCAACATTTTTAACTGGTACACTAAGTGGTATTATGCTGGCAGGCAACGATAAAGAACTACGTGCCAAAGCATTAGAAGCCGCAAACAAACCACCACCAGTTAGTCCACCTCCCCCACCACCTACTAGTTTTACTCAAACAACTACTACTTTTGGCAGTGGTGGAGGTTTTGGATCACCAACGGTACCACCACCAAGTTTTGGAGGCCCTAGCCCATTTGGTGGACCAACTATCCCACAGGCAGACAATTGGGGTCAAGTAAGCAACAGCAGTAAGGGTAAACCAATGCCTGGTCAACCCGCATTTCCAGAACTATAAGGAGCGATTATGAAACAATTTTTAACAGCATTTGTATTAGGTCTAGCACTAACTATTCCTGCCTACGCAGCAGATAAGAAGGATGATGCTAAACCAGAAACACGCAAAGTATGTGTTGATGTACAGGGTAAAGATGGTAAGCCAGTTATGGATCCAAAAACCAACAAGCCTAAACAGCAGTGTAAAGAAGTTAAGGCACATCAAAAACACGAAGCAACAAAGATTGAAGATGCCAAAAAAGACGCAAAAAAATAACATCAACTTAATCTAGTAGGTTAAATATTAAGGCTGTTACACACAGCCTTAATTTTTATGAACTACTACGACATATTAGGCGTAACACAACAAGCCAGTCCACAAGAAATTAAAGCCGCTTATCGAAAACTGGCCATGGAACACCATCCTGACCGTGGTGGTAATGAGGCTCAGTTTCAAAAAATAAGTCAAGCATATGATACACTAGGTGATCCTAATAAGCGTAATAGATACGATAATGAAATCAATATACAAACTCAATTTAATGGAAACTTTAGAAATTTTGAGGACATACACAATGCTTTCAATGATCTATTCAGAGGTAGGCAAGGGTTTGATTTTGGACGTAGAAATGTACGAAATAAAAATTTGGATCTAAACATCAAATGTAAAATCAGTTTATTAGATAGTTTTATTGGTAAGGAAGTCGAAGCTACGTATGCCCTACCATCTGGTCGTAAAGAAACTGCTGTAATCAGTATACCACCAGGAATTGAAAACGGACACGTACTAAGGTTTAAAGGCATGGGGGATGATGCTTTTCCACAATTTCCTAGAGGTGACCTTAATGTAACTATAATGGTAGCTGAGGATTTTAATTTTACAAGAAAAAAGGATAATATTATAACAATCATAGAAATAGATGCTATAGAAGCTATGATTGGCTGTACCAAACCAGTTGAAACATTAGATGGCAGAATGATGAATATACGTATTCGTCCCGGTATGACACACGGTGGAGAATACTGTGCCAAGGGCATGGGCTTCACAAATATTACCAGTGGTAATATAGGTGACTTTATAATTACAGTATATATAAAAATACCTGCTATTAAAGATACAAAGATTAAGAATAAATTAGAGGAATTAAGAAATGAAATTAATAACCTTTCCAAATGACATTTTGAGAGAATCAATGCCAGAATTTGATTTTGAAAACCCTATTATGGATCCAATGTTAATGGAAAAACAAATGGTAGAACTAATGGTCAAGGAAGGTGGCATAGGTCTAAGTGCCAATCAAGTTGGTATAAGAGCCAGAGTGTTAGTAATGTTTCCAAAAGATCTAAGTTTAGAAATGGGACCATTTGCTATGTTTAATCCTGTTTTACGTGCTGCCAGTGATGAACAATTTGAAGCTATTGAAGGGTGTTTAAGTTTTCCTAAACTTCTTATTCCGGTAAAAAGACCAAAGACTATCATGGCTGAATATCTTGACAGCCAAGGTAATAATTGTGTAATATCACTACAAGGCATAGATGCAAAATGTTTTTTACATGAGCTAGATCATTTAGATGGTGTATGCTTTACAGATCGTGTAAGTAAATTAAAGCAAGAAATGGCCACTAAGAAATTTAATAAATTAAGGAAAAAATATGGTAGAGCCCAGCGACAGTCTTAAAAATGTTTTTGAACAGGCAATTGAACTAGCCAAAAATTTCAAACATGAATACCTTACACTTGAGCATTTATTGTTTACCATGCTCAATAATGAACAATTTACTAACACAATACAAGGGTATGGAGCTGACGCAGAATATATTAAAGTTAATCTTGATCACTATCTCAAAAATAAATTAAATGATATAGTTAAAGAAGATGTTGTAAAACCAAAAAAGACACAGGCTGTAGAACGTGTACTTAATAGAGCATTCACACAGGCCTTGTTTAATGGTCGCCAAACTATGGAACTAAGTGATGTATTCCTTAGTATTATGGGTGAAAAACGTAGCTATGCCAGTTACTATATACAACAAGCTGGTGTTGATAAAAATAAATTTGCTGACTATTTAAATAACGAAATCCAAACTGAAGAAGAGGAACAAGTAAACGATCATCAAGTTGATCGTGCGCTAAAGGCTTTTACTACAAATTTAAATGATCTAGTCAAACGTAATAAAGTAGATCCAGTTGTAGGCAGAGTAATAGAGTTAGAAAATATTGCTCTAGCTATGGGACGTAGGAATAAAAACAATGTTATGCTAGTTGGTGATCCTGGAGTAGGTAAAACTGCTATTGCTGAAGGACTAGCATTTAATATTGTAAAAGGTCATGTTCCTGAGTTTTTAAAAGATTATAAAGTCTTTAGTTTAGATATTAGTAGTATGCTGGCAGGTAGTAAATATCGAGGAGATTTTGAAGAAAGATTTAAGCTTGTTTTAAAAGGATTACAAACTAAGGGCAAAACAATCTTATTCATTGACGAAGCTCATATGATAAGTGGAGCAGGCAGTGCGGGTAATAGTGCTAATGATCTAGCTAATATGATGAAGCCTGCACTAAGCAAGGGTAATATTAAAGTTATTGCCAGCACTACATGGGAAGAATATAGAAAATATTTTGAAAAAGATCGTGCTCTAATGCGTAGATTCCAACGTATTACAGTGGATGAACCTAGTTATGAAACTACTATTCAGATATTAAAAGGTGTTAAAAAATACTACGAACAATTTCATAAAGTTAAAATTACAGAGGATGCTATTCAATGTGCGGTAAAACTCAGTGTAAAATATCAAACTGACAAAAAATTACCAGATAAGGCCATTGATCTTATTGACTGTGCCTGTAGTCGTTTTAATCTTAAACTTGATCAAGAACGTATTATTGGTGAACATGAAATTCAATTTGAGCTCAGTCAAGCAGTACAATTACCAGAAGAACAAATTGCTGAAACTGAAAGTAATAATCTAGCTAATTTAGAAACACAAATTAACTCAGAAGTGTTTGGACAAAGTGAAGCTGTTACAGAACTTGTAGATAAGATTCTTGTGGCCCGTGCTGGTCTTAAGCCTGAGAACAAGCCAATTGGATCATTTGTGTTCATGGGACCAACTGGCTGTGGTAAAACGGAAACAGCTAAAACATTGGCTAAACATCTTGGTGTAAAACTTATACGCTTTGATATGAGTGAATATCAAGAAAAGCATAGCGTAAGTAAATTAATCGGCAGTCCACCAGGTTATGTTGGCTTTGAAGAAAATGCGGGTCTACTGATCACACAGATTCAAGAAAATCCATATAGCGTATTGTTATTTGACGAAGTTGAAAAAAGCCATCCAGACGTAAGTACTATCCTATTACAGATGATGGACAATGGGTTTGTTACTGGCAGCAATGGTAAGAAAGCAGATTGTAGAAATATTATCTTAATTCTTACTACAAACGCTGGAGCACAGGCTGCTGAGAAAAATCAAATTGGTTTTGGCAAACAGGAAAAAGAGTATGATGATAAAGATCTCAAGAAGTTCTTTGCTCCTGAATTTAGAAATAGGTTAGATGCGGTAATTACATTTACCAAGTTGAATAAGGATACTATGTATAAGGTTGTTGTTAAGTTTATTGATGAACTTAAACGACAAGTAGCAGACAAGGGCATTCGCATACGTATTAACGATGCTGCTATAAATCACTTGATTGAAAAGGGGTTTGATAGTAAGATGGGTGCCCGTCCATTACAACGTGTCATAGACAAAGAGATTAAACGTCCCCTTAGTCGTATGATGCTGTTTGGCGAACTTAAGGACGGTGGGTCAGCAGCAATTAGTCTAGAAAATGACCAAATAACCGTGACAAAACGTGTAAGAACTAGTAAAGTAGCAGAAAATGAATCATCTGATGTTATTACCCACGAAGAGAACCAATAAACTTTTCTTAGACAAATTTAGATACAAAATAGTTCTTGTATCTAAATTTGCTCCTACTTTTAGGAATAAGGATATTGAATCTATTATTAGTAAAATACTTTATTGGAAAAGTGTGGACAAGTTTCCACCCTATATTTGGAGTGGGGACTCAAGTGATTATGAAATAGGACTTTTAATAGCGAGAACTTTTCAATCAGCTGTCCACGAATCAAAAATTATGGTAAGTAGTCCCTTTATTAGCTTTTACACAGATGATGAAAATGATTTCAAAAATATTAGCAAAATATTGAAAAATCTTATAAGATATATCAGTATTCCATCTGAAACTACTCCAGTTTTAGAAAAAAATACTGTTTATCTCAAACGAATACCTTATGGATTTAAGGTAACAATTAGTCATCGTATAGATAATCACGAAAGCTTCTTTAATTGGTGCAGGGATAATGACAAAATACGCATGCCTGAACGCTGTCAACGTCATATAAAACGTGGTTGGAAGGTTGGGGATAGTTACTTTTATGTTAAAGACAGCAAGACTCTAAGCATGGTACAGATGTTTATTGGCTCAAATATACAGCGTATAGACCGTGTAATCAACGAAAAATAGTTATTCTCAACAAACTAATATTGATAAATATTAGGTAAGACTGACTATGGTTGAACTATTCAACCTAGCAAATTAAGGCTTGATGATATGAAACTATACGAAATGTTTGGTAACGAGCAAATACCCATTGAGGACATGGCCAGCACCAGTCCTACTAAAATCATTAAAGACGAACAAGGCAAATATGAATTTGATCTAGCAGAAGATCTTGTATTTTTTATGCATAATAACGATGATTTTTATCGCAGACATTTTTTTCCAATTCTTAAAACTTGTAAAGCACAATATGAAAGTGGCAACGAATTAAGTCATAGAGTTTTTAAAAAAGTAATTGAAAAAGCCTATGATGAATATAAAAAAGAATTCCCAGTAAAAGAACTAGATGATAATTTAGAAGAAGATTTTAAAGAACAAGTAGCTCATCACATCTACGAAACTGAAATACAAAACATAAAGGATGGCTTTTATAAATGATGCTCCGTGAGCTGTTTTCCAGACCATTAAAAGAAGGTGGTAATATTTGGGACGATGTAGTTCCATTTGACCAAAGTCTGGCACCTAGATTGGAAACAGAGCTGGAAAAATATTTACAGGGCACAGGCATTAAACTTTACCGTATAGGAAGTGGTGCTACACCAACTGCTGGGGTAATGAGTGGAGATCTTGATGTGATGGCTGATGCTGGGATAGCAGGTCAAGTTTTTAAACAACAAGATGCTAAGGGTGTAAGAGTTGAATTAGAAAAATTTCTACAGGGCAAAGGTCTTGATACTAAAAAAAGTGGTAGCCAAGTTCATGTCAAATTACCATTTGGACGTAGTTTTCATCAGGTAGATATAAAAGTTGTACCTAATGCCCAACAGGTACATAGATATCATGTACATGATTTACCTAAGGATAGTCCATATAAGGGTGTACATAAACAAATGGTTATGAACGCATTGGCCAGTAGTCAAGGAATGTTATGGAGTCCAGATGAAGGACTATTTGCTAGAAATGAACAGGGCAAAAAGGCCAATCTAATATCTACCGATATGGATGAAATAGCACAGCGATTATTAGGACCAAGAGCAAGTAGTCGTGACCTAGGCAGTGTAGAAAGTATAATGAATGCTTTACCAGTTACACAACGTGAAAAAATTTATAGTTTAGCTAGTAGTGGACAGAGTTGGAAAAGTGCTCCACTAAAAGGTCCAGAACGTAAATTTTTTGAAGCTGCTGCTCCTGCTATAGGTCGCAAGTATCAACATATTGAAGACCTAGTTTTTACTAATGGTGCTCAAGGTGGATTACATGCTGTAGAACGTCTACGCTATATGACTGGTCAAGGTGGAAACATAGAACTCAAATGGGACGGTAGTCCTGTTGTATACTATGGTCGTCAAAATGGCCAATTTATGATGATACCTAAAAATGCTTGGGAATATCTTAAACGTGGCAAAACAGAATTAGATAATGGAGTCAGTACTGCTCCACGTAATGCTGAAGAAGTAAAAAAGTTTTTATTAAGTACAGGAAAGGTTGATCCAACCAAAGAAGCACAACGTAGACAATATGCTAAAGAGTTAAGTAGCCTATGGCCATATTTGGAACAAGTAAGTCCAAAACAAGGCTTTGTTGAAGCTGGACTATTATTTTATCCTGGCAAACCTGCTACATTTAATAATCAAACTGATGAATATGAGTTCACACCAAATATAACAACATTCCATATAGGTAAGGACAGTGATCTTGGTCGTAGAATACGTGTGGCCAAAGTAATGTTGGCAGCTACTGGATACTATCCAGAATTAGGTTCTAGTGAGGAAACAAGACTGCCTGAAGTTGAAAAATATAGCACACCAAATGTTATTGTACAGGGTACCACATATGTTGAAGAGCCACCAGCTATAGTAGACAATAGTTTAGATACTGTACAAGAATACATACAGGAAAACGCTAATTTAATCAATAATTTCTTAGCACCTAAGCCAGGACTAAGTAAACCTGGTGATGTACTTTACAAATTTTATAATCAAAATTTAAGAATACCTGGCGTTAAACAAAAATTTGTAGACTGGGTAACAAGAAACACTAGCACTAAACAGGCAGATCTCATACTCAAAGACCGTGCTGGCATGGACGCTATATTAAATGCTGTAGAAATGCTGACTAGAGCCAAAATGGAAATGATACAAGGATTGAGTTCAGCTACACATAGTGGCATACGACAAACTAAGCCAGAAGGATATGTTAGCGCACATCCTGGTATTGCTTTTAAAAACGATTTACCAGGGCAATTTATTAAGACTATAGATCAGGATAACTGGGCCCCAAGGAGAGATGAATGAGATTGAGACAGCTATTTGAACTTGATCGTACAGGAGAAGGATCAACTGCTGTAGTAGGTTGGGGCCGTGGTATGGGACACAAAGGTCATATGATGCTGGCCAGAAGTGTAATAACTTATGCGAATAAACTAAACGGCGATCCTTATTTTGTAGTGAGTAGAACATATGGTCCTGATGATCCCTTACAACCTGAAGAAAAATTAGCCATATACAAACAAGTATTTCCAGAACAAGGACATATATTTCAAACTGCCACAGATGAATTGCCTGATCTAACTAGAGTATTGACTAATTTAAATCAACAAGGCTATAATAATGTCACTGTAGTTGTTGGGGCTGATCAAAAAACAGCATTCCAATATCTTAAACAGTATAACGGTAAACCTAACAAAGCAGGTGACATTCCATTTAAGTTTGATAATCTAGACGTTATTTCCCGTCAAGAAACAGGAGATCCCAGTGCTAGTGAAGAAGGCCCACGTGCTACTCCTATGCGAACTGTACTAACTGACTTGGATAAATTTAAGAAAGACAATCCAGAATTAATGGCTAAATTCAAAGGAATGGCAGATGCTGATTTGCCATTTGCCGTATGGCGTGATTCTATGAGTCCAGAAATAGATGATGCACAAGTTATAGACCTAATGCGTAAGGCCAAGGAGCGTATGGGTCAATTCGCTGCTGCTAAACCAAAAAAGAAGGCTAAAGAAATGAGATTATATGAATTAGAACAGCCCAGTGGCACACTATATATTATATTCAAACTTAACCCAAGAACTGAACAGGTCCATGTTATAGGCGACTTTGCCACATTCCCAGAAGAAGTTGTACAACGTAGTCAAAACGTAGGCATTAGAGATAAGAAGGGTGGCAAAGGTCGTCCACTGAGAGTAAACTTCCAATTCCAAGATGCCAGCAGTGCCCTTGGTGAATTAGAAGATGCTATCCGTGATGTGGACTTTATTGGTGGTGAGGCTGCTGAACTTGTATTCCCTTTAAGTGCTATGCGTAGTGAGTTTGGCGAAGAACTAAACGAATTAAAAAGCCTTATAGCAGGTGGTGCTGACGAACGCTTTAAACTATATAAGGGTAAGGATGCTGGTTCTGAACCAGATACTAAACCTAAAGGTGTAGATCATTTTGTTGTTGGTCCAGATGGTAAACGACGTCGTGTACCTATTCCAGGCAAGCCTAATAGTCAAATGGGTGGACAAGCAGTTGCTCAACCCAATGTGTTTAGATATAAATTATTGGCCACTGAACTAATGCCAAAACTACGTGACATGGGCTACAAGTTTGATAATGGTATGATTGTGCTACGAGCAGATCAACGTGACAAACTAAAAGGTATGTTAGGTGACAAGTTTGGACAAGTGTTTGGTTCAAAGGATATGTTCAAGCAATGACCTTACAAGAACTACGTAAACTAGCGGGAATAAATGAATTTAAGGGTTATGTTAAATATGACCCTGTAGATCCCTATGGTGGTAGTAATATTAGCTTAACAGGTGACGAAAAAGGTAGGTTACAAAAGGAACACAATATTAAACCAGGAAGTAAAGAATGGTTTCAACTTTGGTTCAGTTTGCCATACCTTACAGGTGAAAAACCTATAGGGAAAGGTATGAGATGAAAGTAAAAGAAATTATTTTAGAAAAAGCTGATAGAAAATTAGGTAAAAATATCAAGCAATCTCATCCACATGCCAAACAATATGATGATATTGATCAGTATTATGGCATGTATAGATTTGGTATAGCTATGGCTGGAGCTCCAGATAAAAGTATAAACAAAGCTGGACCTGCTAAAGATACACCAGCTGTTTGGTTATATAGTAAGGGTGAAGAAGAAATAGTCAATAAAGCTGAAAAAAATCAAGGAATAAAAGGTAAAAATGTTATAACTAAAGGGCATAGTGAAGAATTAAAAAATATAAACAAATTAAGCCCTGTGGCCAAGATCAAGCGTAACCAATATGGAGTATAAATGAGATTAAGAGAACTGTTCGAAACTGCTAGTGCCGGTGCTACTAGTGCCGGGAATGTAGTTACGGTTGCTAATCCACATATAGCCATTGGTAACATAAAAGACTATGGTAAGGGCAAAAAGCCTAAACCACCACGTGTAGATACAATAAAAAACAAAAATGGAACAGCTAAAAACGCACTAGATAGCAATATAAGCTTATTTGGTGGAACAATGTTAAAACGATAAATATTACAAATTCGGAGTAAGATATGGATCCTATTATGCAGCAGGGCGCATTGCCCGCCCCAGAACACGAAGACGAAGGTAAAATGGCCAAGGCTGACCTTTATAAAACTGCTAGATATGCGTTAAAATTATTCAAAATGATGGATGATAACGCACAACTAGACGGCTGGGTACAAGCTAAAATTACTAAGGCCGCAGATTATATGGCCAGTGTATATCACTACCTAGAGTATGAAATGAAGTTCAGTGAGTATGGACAAAAACTTGAAATGAGTGACATGTATACTCCTGAAGAAAAACGCATCCTTAAAAATAAACTAATGGAAGCCAAGGACAAAATGAAAGCCCTTAAAAAGGCTCAGGCTGAAAAGATGAAGAAAAAGGATGAAAAGAAAGACGAAAAGGTGGAAGAGGCTACTGGCTTTACTGCTAAAGACAAGCGTAAGGGCAAAGTAGATACTAGCACCAAGAGTCAATATAGTGTAAAGTTGATGCACAAGGATGGTGCTAAAACTAAGAACGTACACTATGATGCAGATGAAGGTGAAAGCGAAGGCGAAGTAAGAGATCGTGCTAGTCGTGATCATAAGAGTCAAGGCTACAGCGTGGACAGCATTCGTAAGAAAACTGCTGAAAGTAAAAAAGGACCTAAAGTAGCCAAGAAAGATTATGATGGTGATGGCAAGAAAGAAAGCCCTAAAGATGAAGTGTGGGGTAGTCGTGCTAAAGCAGCAGCCAAAGCAGGTAAGCCATTCAGTGAGGCTAAAAAGGCTAAACCAGACTTTTTAGATATGGATAAAGATGGAAATAAAAAAGAGCCAATGAAAAAGGCTGTAAAGGATAAGAAGGTTGCTGAAAGTCATAAATGTAATCATACACCAAAAGGTAAAAGTTGTCCAGTACACGGTATGAAAGAGTGTAGTATGGAAGAAGCCAAAAATCCTAAACAACAGGCCGCTATTGCCATGGCTAAAAAGAAGAAAGCAGCATAATGAGCATTGAACGATACCTACGCATAATTAGCGAAACTTCTAAACCTAAAGAGGTTATAAAAGAATCTGTAACACCTGTTAAAAAGGATCCAGTAAATGTAGACGATCCCTACCATAGCAGTGAACAGGTCTTGGGTATTGTTCAACGTATGATGGAAGATGCTCGTGTGCCACAAAAGCCAAGACAGGGTCCACTACGCCCACAAACTGGTGCTGGTAAACACAAAGACAAAAAGAAAGATCAAAAGCAGGGTAAAACAAAACATAAGGGTAAAAATCTAGATGAAAGTAATATACCATTTGCTGGATTAGGTAAACATAAAATTGGACAGGCTGGGCAATTACGCAGTCCTGGTCCTACTGGATACCCTAAAGGTAAACTTGTAGGAGGCGCAGCAGAGAGTAGGTTTGGTCGTAATAGAGATGATCAGTTTAGCCTTGGAGGAAGACTAGAAAGAGACAACGATTTTCGCAATAGAGAACGCAATGCCGGTGTTGAACACGAAAGAAATAACTACCAGGTAAGCATAAATGGTAAGCCTTGGAAAGTGTTTGCTGATCAAAGGCAAGCTATGAATATTGCTAGAAGTCTTAGAATGAAAGGCAAAGAAGTAGAAGTTTATCCTACAGGAGCAAATCCTTCTGAAAGCGTGGGAGAGGCGGCGAAAAAACCTAATGCTACTACTCGTCATTTAAGAGATTATCCAGTTAGTGATAAGGACATGGCCAAGCCTGTGAAGAAACCTGAAAAGAAAAAACCAGAACAAGGTGTGGCGGAAGGCTATACCGGTCGTGAAACCAAAGACGGAACCTGGCGTGTGTTCAAGGATGGGCAAGCGGTGGCGGTGGCAGGACCATTCAAGAGCAGAGATGAAGCACATGCCTGGATTAAAAAACACAAGCAAGGTGTGGCGGAAGGCTCAGGAAAGAATGTAGTCAAGTCTGTCAAGGTAGGAAACTTTAGGCACGATTTAGTTGATACCGGATTTGGTTGGCAGGTTAGAATCTATAATGGTGATGAACTATATGA